TGATACCTTCCTTGAAATTCGCAAGCAGTTCCTTCTCTGTCATTCCGCAGATGCTGATATAGCGGTGGTCCATCGAGATATCCGTCAGGTTGTTGAGGTCGCTGAACACGCTAACCTTGCCAAACTTGGTTACACCGGTGAGGAATGCAAACTTGATATATCGGTCTTGTGTCTTCAATACCGAATAGAATGCTTTCAGCTGTGCACGGTGTTCAGCCTGTAACTCTGGGTCGCGCAAGGTCTGAAGTATAGGCTTGTCGTATTCATCTATAAGAATTACAACACCACATCCTTCTTTCTCTGCAGCTCGTGCTATCACACCCTTGAAACGAAGGGCAAGTGTGGCTTCTGACTCACGGGTTCCATATTTGCTTTCCCAAGTTGTGAGGTAGTCATTAAGAACTGTGTACAGACTGTCTTTCTCTCGAAAGTTGGCTGTGTTGAGATCAATATGGAAGATAGGATATTTCTTCCAATCTGTTTCCAAGTCATATATGGCTAAGCCCTCGAAGAGTTCCTTCTTACCCTGGAAGTATGCTTCCAAAGTAGACAGAAAGAGGCTCTTTCCGAATCGGCGTGGACGACTCAGAAAGTAATATTTGCCCTCATCTGCGAGCTTGTATACGAAGTTTGTCTTATCAACGTATGCATAACCATTACGTTGCAAGTCTTCGAAATCTTGTATTCCTATAGGATATTTCATAAAATGACTCTTTTTTATAGGGTTTGATTATTCTTACTTACTCATATTAGCAATCGTAGCAATCATGGCGGCGATGCTGCTCATGCTGCTTCCCATACTCATCATTTCTGCGGTACTCATCTTGCGCTTCAGTTTGGCTGGGATGACAATCTCGCTGCCTGGCTGCACTTTGGCACCATGAGAGAGCTTGGCTACCTTACCATTCATATAGATGATGTATGCCTTGCTCTTTAATGCATCTGAGGCAAAACCACCTGCCTGATCGATGTAATAGCTTGCCTTCTTGCCCTTTTCGTAGGCTACCGTGTTAGCAAACATTACGGCACCATTGATCTTTACCGTACCATTGTACTGAGGAATGACCAGACGGTCGCCCTCGCGCAAGATGATGTCGGCATCACTGCCTGGGTTCGCCAATGCCTCAGGAAGATCGATACCTACCGGATACTCGCTAGGTACGTTGAACTTCTCTATATTGGTGCGCTCTACATCCTTAGAGGTCTGCGAGATGGCACTGGCATTGTTGCTGCTGGAGGCTAGCTGCAGAAGATTTTTCTGCATCTCTTCGCGCTGCATCTTCAATACTGCCTCCATGCGCAGCTTCTCTTGTTCGTTGGCTTTGCGGATGATGCGGGCTCCCTTGAGATATGCCTGGTCGGTAGCTCCACCTGCCTTCTTGAAGAGTTCACTCAGGCGGGCGTTGCGACGGTCTAATGTATAGAGACCGGCAAACATTACTTCACCAGTAATCGATACGTTCTGCTGCTCTACATAAGCCGGACTCTGACGGATCATTACTTCATCAAATGGCATCAGCTTGAAACCTGGGGTGCCGTCGATAACGAAGCCGTCTTTAAGAGATAGGGTGTAGGTCTTGGCGATAACGCTGTCTGGACGTAACGCCTTGGCATCCATTACTCTACGGCTTACCATTACATTAACGGTTGAAGCCTTGTCGGTTAAGCCGCCTGCCTGAAGAACAAAGTCTTCGAGGGTCTCATTGTCGGCATATTGATAGACGCCTGGATACTGTACTTCGCCACGGATGGTGAGGGTGCGCTCTACAATCTTTTCCTGTCGGGTAGGGATGAAGAGAACATCGTTTTCCTTCAATGGGATATCTGGAGTCTTGCCGTTCATAATGCCGGCAATGTCTACACTTACTACTTCGAGTGAGCGGTCTGACTTCATGCGGTGCATTACGGCACGGTTAGTGAATGCCTCCTCAGTCAATCCTTCGGCATGCTCTACCAGGGTGCGTACGCTGTTGATCTGCTCGCCCAGGTTGTACATGCCCGGACGGAATACGGCTCCTTTCACCTCTACGGTGTTGGCGTAGCGTGGCAGGATGCTGTCTACGCTGATTGAGTCGCCGTCATCGATACGGAAACTGGAGAAGTCGAACTCTTCTATATTATATACGGCACGTTCTCTGCCGGTCTTGCGGTTCAGTCTTACTGATTTCTTGTAGGCATCGCCTGTAAAACCACCGGAATACTTCAGAAGGGAATTGACACTCTCGTTCTTCTTCATTTCGTAAATCATCGGGCGCTTAACCTTTCCGGCGATGGTTACGAGACAATCGTATGGACCTACTACGATGACATCGTTGTCGGCAAGGCGGACATTACCCGTCAGTTTGCCGTTCAGAATATAGTCGTAGATATCAACAACCGTTACCAGTTTGTTGTGTCTGTATACCTTGATGTTTCGCAATGTACCCAGATCGTTGGTTCCGCCAGCCATGTAGAGTGCATGGAATACGGTAGCGAAGGCTGAGAGGGTATAGGTGCCCGGAATCTTAACCTCGCCCATTACGTTTACCATGATGGTCTTGGTCTGTCCTACGGTAAGCTTGATGCGGCTTGAACGGTATCTGCTGCCCACGGTATTGCGCAGGCGGGCATTAGCCTGAGCTACGGTCAAGCCTGAAACGCTGACCGGTCCATAACCCTCGATGGTTACTTCACCATCTGGCGAAACGGTGCTCTCGATGGTTTTCTGAGAGGCGCCATAGATATCTATGATGACGGCATCGCCAGGCCCCAGACGATAGTTCTGTGGGGTAGCGATGTTCATATTTGGCTCGAAACTGAGGTTTTTGTTATTGAAAATGTCACGGCCGAAAACCTTACTGCGCTTCTGGTTGAGCTCAGCCTGCAGCTGTTTTACCATGGTAGCTGTATCGGGTACCAGGGCGTTCATTTCCTTGCTGAAATCGTCATAATCTGGGTTGGTTTCATCATAAGATGAGTAGTAGCTGTCGTTCTGCTTGCTCTGGATGCGATAGTTGCTATAGGTTGAAGCCTGCTTCTCTTTGTCCTTGTCCTGGTAATCTTCTCTTTGCTTACCATTGTTGGTCCGCATTCTCTTGTTGCCTGCATTTCCTGCAGCGGTTGTGCTGTAGAGCTCGTTCTGCTGCGACATCTTCTGATACTTATTGCGTACACGTCGAATCTGGGAGATGTCTACGCCCTTCTGCATCAGTTTGGTAACAATCTGCGAATTGGCTGTGCCACGCTCATGTTCTTTCACCACAAAGCTCATGACCTGATCATCGGTCATGTGAGAACTCTGTGCGAAAAGAGGTCCTGAAGACAGGACGAGCGCCAGTACAAGTATGATATGTTTCTTCATTTTTGTTCTATTATCTTAGTTATATTTATGTAATAACTCGAAAAAAGTGATTTTGTTGCTATAGAAGGCTGAAAAGATGTTAATAAAAACAAGAAACCCAGGGTTCAACCCTGGGTTACTGATGTTCTGAGCGAGATACGGGAGTCGAACCCGCCTCACAGGCTTGGGAAGACTCTCTTGTATCTTGATAAGGTACTGATACTGAATATTTTTAATAAAATCAGCAACTGCTCACTCACATATTACTCACAAAAATCGTATTTTACTGCACTTTTGTGAGCACATACACCATGCCAATTCGCTCAGTCGCAAACTTCACCAAGTCGATTTCCGTTGCAGACATAAAGTAGGCCACATACATATCACTTCCGTCAAAGTACACAGGAGAAGTACCAGTTTCGACAGTTCCGTCCTGTTTGTATGTGGTATCAGCCTTCCATGTCTTGTAGCTTCCGAACGGCATTGTCATCGGTCTGTCCGCGTCCCCATTGATCACTACCGAGAAGTCTCCCTCTGTGTGAAGTATGCCGCCATCCAAGAATGAAATTGTATTTCCATTCTGAATGGAGTAGTGGTTTATCGGAATGGGGAAATCATGAATCTTGCTCAGTTTCCACTTGCCGCTCATAACCTTGCTGGCATCAAACTTCTGTTCCTGTTTCTCATTGTCGTCATCATCGCTACTGCTACATGATGTGAATGATGCTCCTGCAAGAAGTACCATTGCTGCTAATAATACCTTCTTCATAATCGTATATTTTATTATTTAACTTCTTCTAGTCCCGCATTGGTGTTGTTATGTAATGCGGCGCTCCACGTCCACCTGCTTTCTTTGCGGCGCATTGAGGGCAAAGCAACCCATAAGGTGTTATATAACCGAAGCTTCTGCCGTATCCGCATCGGTTACATATAAACTTGTGTCGAATCTTCCTGCCTTCGCAAAGCTTGAACCTCGTAGTGTGCGAATTGGCTAACTCATGGCAAACCTTGGATGACATAGGATATAGTTTTGGTTGAAGTTTCACCCTTTTCTTATATTCGACTTTTGGTGCTTCGACATTTATTTCTGGTTGTTTTTGGTTTTGGGCCTTCCAACTCTTGTATGCGAATTCCCGAATCATGTCTTCTGTCGCCCAGGGTAACGCTTCTTTCACCTCTTTATATACATCTATATATACTTTCATTATTATAATGCCTTTAATGAGCCAAGTACTTTGAAAACCTTGGTGATGGCTTCTTTCTTTATTTCCTGGTCTTCGTACTCCTCGTTGATTGCGTGTAGGGTGAAATGTTCATTGTCGGAACCCCTACGGATGACCTTTACAGTCCTTAGGTCGTTCTTCGTCATTATTGCATAAATCTCATTCATAGGCAAAAATTCTGTCCAGTCAGGTATGACCTTCAAGGCAATGATGTCTCCATTACTTATTAGAGGCTTCATGCTGTCCCCCGAAGCTCTGCACCAGAAATCAGTTTTCTCGTAACCTGGGACAGATATGTACTTCGTAGGGGTGTTCGGTGTATCATTGTACATCTCACTGAAGCCTAATGCAAAGTCAACATCGTAGAACGGCTTTGCATCTTTCCCATGAATCGCTTGTCCGACAGACTTGTCGATAGCCATATTAACTAGGCTTCTATCATACATTCTTGGAACATCGTCATATCGACTTCCTTCTCCTGTTTCTAACCAATTCCGACTTATCTCCAACGCTTCGCTGATCTTAAGGTAGTCTTTGGTGGTGAAAGGCGTACTTCCTTTAAGCTTTCTACTTAGATTAGACGATCCGAGACCGACTTTCTTTGCGAAAGCGTTAGGTGTTAACCCTAAGTCTTTGATGAGAATGTTAACTCTTTCGATAACTCCATTCATAATTTATACATTTTAGCTATATATACGTAACTAAAACCGGCTAAACGGTTAAGATAAGTTAAGGAGGCGAACAAAATCCGAAAAAGATTTGTTTTGTCCGCCTTTTTGTGTTACCTTTGCACTCGTGAACCGGTTCAAGCAATAAAGCAAGACCGACACAAACGGAGGCGGATGCGACCGAAAGTGCCGTATCTTACATTAGCACTGCAAATATACAACTTTCCTGCGTCCCCTCCAAATTATTTTAGTTAATATTAAATAAAGCAAGATGAAAAAGTTGACAAAGTCAGACATTTTGAGCATAAAGCCCGGAAAAATCGAGGTTTTTGTGTTTGAGACAGCAAAAGCTATCATGTCGGCTCGACAGTACGCTTGGCTGATAGGTAAGACCGAACCGCCTGAAGGTGTGGCTAGGTACAAAACGAAGGCCAACTTCGAGAACAAGACATTGGTTATCGAGGCTGTTCCGGTCGAGAAGTAATATTAATATAGGAGGTGAAAGAAATGAAAACGAACCAACTGATGACTCGAAAGATTGGAGAATACGAAGTCTTTCAGAGAACAAAGGACGGAATGTTTAACGCTACTGTTCTTTTACAAGCGTGGAATAACACGACTGGAGAAAAGAAGGAGGTCAAGAAATTCTTCGAGAATGAAAATACTAAAGAGTTCCTGGATGCTCTCGTAAAAGAGGAAAATTTAGATGGGCAAAATTCTGCCTATGTAAAATCCAAGGCAAGACTTGATAGAGGTGGAGGAACTTGGATGCACCCGATACTCTTCATGAAATTTGCGATGTGGCTTAATCCTCGTTTTGAGGTTCAAGTTATCAAGTTTGTGTACGATCAGATGCTTAGGTATCGCGATGAAGTAGGCGAGGACTACAAGAAACTCGCAGCTGCATTGGCTAAGATAACTCCCAAGAACGAGATGAGAGAGTTGATGGAGCATATTGGAAAAGGTATTAATTGCATCGTTTATGGCAAACATGAAAAGATGCTTCGTAACAAACTCGCAACCGAGGAACAGCAGAAAGAGTATATAAAACTTCAATCTTATCTTATAATGTCTATTGAAAATGGCATTTTTAAGAATGGTTGGGATGTTTATCGTCATCTACTGAAGATGTATGATAATAAGTATAAACCTTTTTAAATATTAAGGATATGAGAGTGAAGAATAAAAAAGAAAAGAATGAATTTCGTGAGGCTATCAATAAGCACCTTAAAAATAGTGGGGAGAGCGTTGTAGCGAATAAACCATTGGTAGATTCTATTGTTGAAATGAGAAACAACTTTAGATTCAAAGTCCTCGAAACTTGTGACGGCGGTGAAATTGTTACAGGTGTTATTCATTCTACTAATGAAGAAGGAGAGGTTTGTCCTTGTGTTTTAGGTGTCATAGTAAACGAATTGACATCGGATAGAGGCGAAGATGGTAAAACGATATCAATAGAATACCTTTCGGAGTCACAGGTTTTAGATTTGATTCAAAACCTAACAGCAGCCTATCGCAATTTGCGAAGCATAAATATGAGGCTTCACGACTTAAGTGTATGTAACCCTGATGGGTCTTATGATGATTAAGCCTATGCCTCGCAAGAAAGTATCAGTAGAGCCTGTCGAAAAGATTTGGCTCTCTACAAAAGAGTTCGCCAAGTATATTGGCATGAGCACTGGTTATATACACGACTTGAGAAAGAGCGGTCAGATTCATCATTATATGATAGGTAACACCGCATTCTTTAAAAAGTCCGATATAGATGAGCTCATTGAAGAGCATAAAGTGTGTTGAAATATTGGTATGGTTAAAGTTATAGATTTGTTTCATTTGCTCGTGAGAGTATGATTGTTAGTTATTAGTTATTTGGGTTTTATCTACAGCGGTAGATACTTTGGGGCGATGTCTGTTCGTTTAGCTTATTTCGCCCCCAATCAGACTGAGTAGCTCAGTTGGATAGAGCAGGTTGATTCCTAATCACCGGGTCGTAAGTTCGATCCTTACCTCAGTCACACTCTTTTTTTTAGTTCCGTTTAGTAGTTGAATTCCTCTCTGACGGCGCAAAGGTAAGTCCTTATACCTTATAAAGTAGGTCGTTCGGGCAGCGACAATCTTGCGTCAGACGAGAGTTCTCTAGAGCGGACACGAAAGGATAGCTCTTTGACATATTGATGCACAGAAATAGTATGCGTGGAAAAGAAGTAACTGGAGAGCATCAATGGATGCCGTGACCTGGCGAAAGGACGCACGACATACGAAAATCCAGCTAATCTGCATCAAGTAAGCAGACGGACTACACCGGAACGAAGAATTGTCGGTGCAAGCACTGCCGAAAACGTTGCAGTCTGGTAAATCCAAATGAAGTGAGAATTGCTCATTCATAAAATATAATCAAGAGGTTAGTAGTGTAACTGATGCACGGCGATAACAAAATGATACCGATCTTATCATCGCAAGTGATTCTTCGTTGAGCCCTAGCCTCCAACATATAATTCATTGTATTCAAATTTTACTCAGTTTAAACATGCAGCTCGTCTGTGAAGATAGGCTGCATACATCGCAGGTTGGAGCAGTTGGTAGCTCGCTAGGTTCATAACCTAGAGGTCACAGATTCGAGTTCTGTACCTGCCACAAATGTTTATTTTTTTAAGCTATAAATTGTTTATATGTGAAAAGATTGTTTCTTGCGTATCTGGTCTGAGAAGATAGGATACGTCTATTTCTTTTAGAAGGAATTATTTTTTATTTCTGGGGAGAGTAGCTCAGTAGTAGAGCGCCGGGGAAAGTGTCCTTGGAGGTCGATGGTGCGAATCCATCCTCTCAGACCAATTTTCTTTCGTTTTTCAAGATTTTTGATTGGTTAACTTATGCGTCGCCCAGTAGCTCAACTGCATAGAGCCGTGGTACTATCCGCGAGGTTGGGAGTTGGAGTCTCCCCTGGGCTTCCCAAGTAGGTAAATTTCAAAAAATATTTTTTCATTAGCTGACAGAGGTCGGCTCTTTCTTATAAGTCATTTATATTTTAATTTGAGTATTAAATCCTCTTGCCTGTGAAGGTAGGAGGCACAAGCCGCATTAGCTCAGTTGGTCAGAGCGGTCTAAGGTACCGACAGGCCGCAGGTTCGAGTCCTGCATGTGGCTCACTTAATTGTGAGTGCCATAAATTTACAGTTTTTGATTATCTTGGGGAGTGAGGGAGTAAATTCTCCCTCCTCCCTTTAACATTGGCTTCTACTCCATCTCACAATAACCACGTGCAATCACCTCTCCTGCCTTGCGTGGTTGGCTAAACGGAGAGGTTTTATATAGATGAAAGTTAAAAATACAATAAGAATCAGTAAGGAAAACATTAATGCTCTTCGAAATCTGGAATGCGTTGAAAGCATAGAACAGAACGGAAGGGATATTACTGTTCGACTTAAACCGGAATATACGGATGGTAAGCTCGAAGCCCGAAAGGGTGAATATCTCATTCAGTGGGGTAACAAAATGTGGCAGAGATATGGCTCTGAGGCCATCAATCTGCTTTTTAAAAATCCCGGAGCGGAGGCCGGCAAGACATGGGACGCGTAGGTTCAAAGAAGTATTACGCTCCTGACGGGAACGAATACGATTCCAGGGAAGAATATCTGTATTTACAGAAAATCTTGGATGATCCTAATATAAGCTGTATTCATAGGCAGGTGACCATTACGGCAATCAAGCCTGTATGGATGCTGAGACCAAAGCAGCTTAAGACCAAGGTCAAGTACGAGAGAAGGTCATTGCTTTACGGTCACAACTATACTGCCGACTTCGTTTACAGGGAAGGCGATAAGATTGTGATATGCGATGTCAAGAGCCTCTATACCTCAAAGCTCAGAGAGTTCTCGATTACAACAAAGGCCGTGGTGGCAAGACTTATCGCTCACAATAGGAAACGTCATAACGGCGAGTCTGTTGTGATATTCCGTAAGGCTATCAAGATAAAGAAGGATGAGTGGGAAATCGTTGATTATCCACCGTCCGATTGTGTTATTATATAATAAGGTGTAAAATTCTAAATGGTATGGTTATCATTTTCAATAGTCTCGTAGCCACAGTAGCTATGTTCGCTGCATGCGCATTCGTCGCACATATACTCGGGCTTGACAAGGAAAACGAGTAGTTTAATTCTAAAATATTTTAATTATGGACAAAGACAAAATTATCGTCAGTGTAGTAATTGACAAGCAGGCTCTTGTTGACAGAGCATTCGACATCTCGAAGAACCCTTCTGAGTTCAATGAAATCAAGAAGGTTATCGACGGCAAAAACCAGTTTACTCGTGATATCGACGAGATTGATGATGAAGGCAAGAAGGAGAATAATACGAACCTTTTCGCCTGCATCGCATTGGACATCATTCTCAGTGATAACCCGGAACTGGCAATTACCAATCGCCTCAATTCGCTTTAGGACAAGAAGAACTCTTTCCTCGCTAAGATGAAAAAGCTCGACGAACTCAAGGAAAAAGCGAGAAACGGAGATGTGCATGTCGCTGAAGATTTCCGTGAGTTGTTGAAAATAATGGAGGAGGACGTGTAATGGGCGTAGTATCAAAGTGGCGCATAGTATTAACACATTAATTCATATAACACAATGGCAAAAGAAAAAGCAACTATTTCGGCAACACTCGGTCACGAGTATGAGGACCTGGATGAACGTGAGGACTTCCTCGCCAACAACGCTGACTCAGTTGAGAAGATGGAGTTCATCAAGCGATTCAACTCTGATGAGCTGATGAAGAAGAAGGATCTGTTCGCTCTTCAGTCTGCACGTGCATCTGACATCGAGGAGGAAATCAAGGATTTCCGTGAGCAGAAAAAGGCAGAGCTGAAGCCTATCAAGGAAGAGATTTCTTCTCTCCTTAAGGAAATCAAGCAGAAGGGTAGCATGGTTAACGAGAAGGTTTACAAGTTCGTTGACCGTGAAGCAAAGATGACTGCCTTCTATGACAAGGAGGGTAATCTTGTTTCTTCCCGTCCGGCAACACGTGACGAACTCCCTAGCAATGTATACTCAATTAACCGTGATAAGCAGGCTATGTAGTCTGCTTTCACTTTATTTTAACTTTTAGACATTTTATAAAATGGACAATGAAAAAATGCAAGTAAATTTTGCTCCTGGGCAGACTTCTGCGGAGCTTGTTATCCGTGAAGTTGGTAACGAGGACCCTTACAAACTTCCTGCCAAGGAACCGCTGAATCTTAGTGTGCATGGTATTATTACTTGTATCTATGCTTTCCTTGAAAAGCGTTGGGGTACAGAACAGATTGACAAGGAGCATACACATATCCAGGTCAATCGAGAGAAACTTACCGTTACCCTTGTAACAAACGAGAACGATATGCGCAAGGTGCAGACTATCGTTGGCTCCATTCAGCTGTCTCGCCAGTTTATGGGTTTCCATATCAACGACGGTCAGTTGTGGAAGCCGGTACAGCTTGGCGAATTCTTTCGTCTTAACCGTTCTTACTTCGAGACTAAGGAGAAGAACATGGAGCTCGTCAATCTCCTCAAGAGCTTTTCAGCAAAGGTTCAGACAACAATCAAGAAGGAATTCAGCGATAATGGATCTGTAACTGACAGCTACGAGAAGGCTGTAGACTCTAACCTTCCTCCATCGTTCGATATTAACGTTCCAATCTTCAAGGGCGCCGAGCCTGAGAAACTATCAATCGAGACTATCGCTCACGTTGAAGGAAATACGGCATTGCTGACGCTTATTTCTCCTGATGCAGAATGTATCATCGAGGAATCTCGTGACAAAATCATCAACGCAGAGCTCGACAAGATTCGTAAGCTCTGTCCTGAGATTCCTATTATGGAAGTGTAATGACAGAAGTAGAAAACAGAATAGCAAGAATGCCCGCCAAGATGGCCTTTGCTGTACTTGACTTGCGTAAGGTACATGCGTGCCTCATGGAACTTCCACGGAGCAAGTCACTACAGCTGGCCAAAAAGGCGGCATACCTCAACTATATCGAAGGTGAGGGCAGAAAACTCGGTAAGATTCCACTTCACTACGATTACGTCAACGAAAAAGGTGATGTGGCGACCGTGGAAACTTACTTCAGATATTTAGATAGAATACATTAATCATTCCAGGTATGGCAAACAGTAGATTCGCTCTCCACTATAAGAGGAGTTGTCACGATTGTATCTTCCTTCAGATTTGTACTGATCCTAACGCAAGCTACAATGGAGATTACGTTTGCAAAGACTGGGAATGGAAGTATCAGTGATTAATTTTAAACAAAAAAAATAATGGAAAATGAAAATCCAGGATACGAGGTCATGCAGGTTAGTCATGACCAGGGTATCATTCAAGTGGATGCTGTAGAACGAGCAAACGTTGATTCTCAGGTCGCAACGGCAAAGCAGTATCCTAGAGACCTTGCAAGAAGTGTAAACAACTCAATCGCTATGGCTACAATGGACTATGCAACCGCACAGAGTTGCGGATATGCGCTTCCACGAGGAGGTAAGCCTATTACTGGCCCGAGCGTTCATCTTGCCAAGCTTCTTGTTTCAAATTGGGGAAATATGAGAGCAGAAGCAAAGGTTGTTCAGATCACGGACAAGCAAGTTATCAGTCGTGGTACTTGTTGGGATTTGGAGAACAATGTAGCTACAGCATTTGAGGTGCGTCGCTCTATTGTCGGTAAGGGTGGAAAGCGCTTCACTGATGATATGATTACAGTTACCGGTAATGCTGCAAATGCTATCGCTTATCGTAATGCGGTATTCTCTGTCATTCCAAAGGCAATTACCGATAAGGTATATCAAGCTGCCCAACACTTCATTACGGGTGATTTGTCCGATGAAGAGAAGCTTGTTGCAAGACGCAAGAAGTGTATTGACTTCTTTAAGGATGAGTATGGTATCACCGAACATGAGGTTGTGATGCTCTGTGGTAAGCAGACGGTCAACCAGATTAAGGCAGATCAAATTGCCCTGCTTCTCGGTATTACTCAGTCTCTCACTGATGGTGACACAACAGTCGACGAACTGATGAAGCCGTACCGAAAGGAAGAGAACAAAAAGAGTATCACCGCTATGGCCGCTGATGCAGCAAAGACTGACGCAGCCAAGAAGGAGGAAAAGAAATGATTACCGATGGCATAGAACAGCGTTCGATTTCGTGGTTCCGTAGTCGCGTCGGTTTTTTGACAGGTTCTAAAATAGCCGACATCATGAAGTCTGGTCGCAAGAAAGATGAGATTTTCTCTGAGACAGCTAAAGCGTATCTGTTTCAGGTTGCCGGCGAACGTCTGTTCAATCCAACCTTCTTGAATGATGACGGAATCTTCCAAGATTATATCGACCAAGTATCTGTAAACACCAAGGCAATGCAGTGGGGAGCCGATCAGGAGGACGCTGCAAAATCTTTATTCATGCAGATGAACTTTCCGGAAGGTGAGATTACTGAGCTTTCTTCCTGTAAACACGATACAATCCCTTACTTCGCGGCTTCTCCTGACGGAGCAATCTATGGTCGTGACGGCGAAGACCTCAAAATCATCGAGGTCAAATGCCCGAACATAAATACGTATATGAAGTACCGAACTCTCATCCACGATGCCGCATCGCTCAAAGAAACCGAGCCGAAGTACTACTGGCAGATGATGGCTGAGATGAGCTGTACCGGCGCCAAAGGTGGAATATTCATCGTATATTGTCCTTGGCTATCAAAGCCTATTCACTGGGCTGAGATAGACAGAGTAGAGGATGATATCAAGCTGATGGAAGACAGAGTAATACTCGCAAACGATTTTATTAACGAAATCATAAATAATTAAATGGCAGACATAACAGGAAAAATTATAGCGGTGTTGCCGACAAAAAGCGGAACATCTGCTAGGGGAACACAATGGAGTTCCCAAACTGCGGTCATCGAAACACACGAGCAGTACCCTAAGAGGGTTGCTTTTGATGTACTTGGTGACAAGATAACAGAGTTCAACTTGCAGGTTGGCGAGGAAGTGACAGTATCATTTGATATCAATGCCCGTGAGTACAACGGAAAATGGTGGAACTCAGTGAATGCTTGGCAGGTCGTTCGCCAGGGCGGTCAGCAGGCTCCTATGCAGGGTGGCTACAATATGAATCCTCAGACTGGCGCCCAGGCAGCACAAGCAGCGCAACAAGCAGCTATGGGCGGGGCTCCAAACCCGATGAATCCAAACAGTCCGTTTCCACCGGCACAGCAGCCAGGAGCACCGGCAGGGCAAGCTGATAATTTGCCCTTCTGACCTGGAAGACAAGCTGAAACTGATTAAAGATACATTCAATGCTGAAATAGTATGATGTATAATACCAAGAATCCTCTTGAAGTACAGAATCTCAGACTGAAGATAGAGAAGCTGATTGAAAAGCAGAGTATGGTAGAGGTCGTGGAAAAGAAGGCAAAGACACTTCAGCAGTTGAAGTACCTTCATACAATCCTCGCTTACTTCGGCTTACAGACCGGCAACACTCTAGATGAAGTCAAGACCTGTTACTTCAAGAGGATTGTCAATAGAGACTTGTTTGTGCGACAAAAGCACGATGATCTGCTCGGAACAGATAGGGAATACGTAATATCGACAGCAAAGCTTACGAAAGAAGAGCTGTCTGAGGCTATCGAACGTTTCAGAAACTGGTCTAGCAACATAGCCGGCATATATATTCCTTCTTCTGAGGAGTACATCGCGCTTCTGCACATCGAACATGATATTCAGAATTCCAAACAATATTTATAAACAATGATGTTACCTAAAGAAATAAGACAGAAGTCAAGTGAGCTTTTCCCGAATAACCTGGAAAAGCAGAAAATCTTTTGTATGGGTGCTGCGTTCTCGTTAGGCAAAGATTTATCAGACTTTGAGGAAGAAGGGCAGCAAGAGGAGATTTACCCTTGCCAAGAAGCTCTTGAAATGTGGCTTGCATACAAGAAAGAGAAACGTCAGACTTACAAGCCACGTGGGTTAGAAGCTCTTAAAAAGAAACTCCTACAGTTATCGAGCGGAAATCCAGAATACGCAAAGGTTATCGTTGAGTATTCCATGGGCAACAACTACACCGGGTTGTTCGCTCCTAAAAACAATTACGCAAATAGTTATGAACAACAGCAACAAACTTTCAACAAGATTAATTCAATCCTTGCCGACTGAATGCAAGCAAGCGGTGGAAAAATACGGTGGACAATATGCGCTATTCCTGGACAAATATCCTACCTTGCAAAATCGAACAGATGCAATTACATCTGTATATGATTCTGTAGCTAGAGGCGGTATGTCGTTAGTTAGTATTGATAAGTACTTCAAAGATGGCGCAAGCGAGTTTTGGATTAAGATAATGCTTATTGACTTGTTTATGGTTATTGGTGCTATTGATTCGACCACTCCTTATCAGTTCAAAGCGATGGCGCAGCGTATTAGACAAGAATACTATCACCTTACGCCTAGTGAACTTACTAGATTCTTCTACGAGTTTTCTATGGGTGAGTATGGAGAAATCTATGTAGGAAAGACCGTGAATCCTCAGAGACTTTTTATTGCGCTCGACAAGTATATGTGTAAGCTATACGAAAAGAGAGCAGAAATTGATTCTCAGAAGTTAGCTGAGAAACAAAAGAAAGAAGATGAGGAATCTAGAAGAAAAGCAATATCCTACGAAGAACATTGCCGCTTAAAGGGGGTTGATATTAAAAAATCTCCTCTTGAAAAGCTAAAACAAAAACTTGAAAAAGAATCAAAACGAGACAAAAATGGCAGACGTAAGTAAAATGGCAGAGGAATGGCTAAGTGAGCATCCTGATGCGACAAAGAAAGAAATATGGATGGCCGGTTATTGGAAATCTACCGATAACTGGTGCAACCAAACCAAGTAAATTTTAGAATTATGACACAGAAAGAACGTATCGAGAACGCTACCACAAAGCAAGCGGTAGTGTTCATCTGGATCTACTCCTGGGTTATTGTGAGAAACCTAGGAAGAGCAATCAACAAGGCAGTTCACAAGCTGCCTTGGTTGTTCATCTTGGTAACGGTAGTAATATCATTCGTTGTCAGCTTCGTTCTTATCTCTAAGGTAAGGGCAGAGCGAGATAGCTACAATAAGAAGTTAGTTCACGTAACACAGCAACTTGATAGCTATGTAGCTGCATACGGAAACATTAAATCAAAGTAATATGAAGAAATACAAACATACAATAGTGATGATCCTGCTTATCATCGCAGCAATTATCGCAGGCTACGGACTCGCCTGCTTTATGGTCGAACACATTTTCCTTTCGCTCCTGATGCTCTTCTGTTTCAGTTGCGCATTGGCAGTAGAGAAGGAGGTGTAGGGATGTCGGCATATAATTTCACACCGAAAGGGGCATTCTTCATCAACTACAAGGAGCCTGACAGGGAAACCGTAGACCATATCACTTCGCTCTATTACCTAATTATCGGTTCTCTCGCTACAATCACGCAGACGGCAATCAAAGATTTGCACGACAATCTCAGTGAGAGGAAGGACCTGTTTAAGCATGAACTTAAGTATCGCATAAAGGAGGCATTCTCTCGTTCTGAGACTCTTATAGGTATATTCAAGAAGTATACTACCGAGATTTCGCAGTATGAACTCTGGCTTGATATTACAGACAGCATGGAGGAAGACCTGAAGATTGACATACAGAGACTCTTCTATACGACCGACAACATTCTTCTGAAGAACAACATCAAGGAACACAAGCTTCAGGCGTATGCATGCGTAGCCTACAACCTGTCAATCATGCTGCACGATATGTGTACGAAGTTTGATGACGTTATGAGTGAACGTTGCATCAGTTCCGGCAGCATAAGACCTTGCGGAGAATTCATACAGTCTATGTATGGCATGTATGCCTCGATGAGGGAGGTTGCCAGGATTCTCATACCGGACAAGGATGCTGAATACTTCAAGGAAGATGGTCAGATTTACAGGGCTTTGTATGTGGTTGCAATGAAGGTATGCAATCCGGAAAGGATAGACAACGCTGCCGACGAAGGACTGAAGCTTAATGGCGTTGACTATCATGGTGAAGAACACCAGAATAACGCATTCCTTCCTTGGAACGGCATCCAGGTTAACTTCCTGTCACGCAACTTTGACAAGATGTCTGATGAAGAACTTGCAAAGGCTCTAGGACGATCTGTTGGTGCAGTAAAGGCAAAAATGAGACAACTTAAACTAAAAAGAACGGAATAGTATGAGTGGAGGCGCATTTGATTATGCTCAGTACAGAATTGCTGACATATACACGGAAATAGAGGATGAAATCTACGGACATTCTCTTGATGATGAATTTGACGTAAATCGGTATATTGAAGATCATTGGTTAGAGGATTCCGAGAAAGAATACGTTCGTAAGCATCATCATACAATACCTAATCGTAGCGAGTATTCTAAGGAAACCATCAAGGAGTTCAAGAAAGGTATAGCTCTACTAAAGAAAGCCGAGGTTTACGCACAGCGCATTGACTGGTTACTTAGTGGCGATGATGGCGAAGATAGCTTTCATAAGCGTTTGAAACACGACTTGGAAGAATTAAAACGTAAAAAACAATAGCTTATGGGAGATTTACCTATTGGCGCAGAGGTCACATTGAAGGTGGTTGAGACAGAGAAAGAACAATGTAATGGCTGTTTTTTCGATGAGATATGTAACAATATCTATGAGAATGTTTGCGGAGATTTCAAGTGTGCCGCAATCGAAAGAAAAGACGGAAAGAATGTTCAATTCAAGAGAGTGAAAAAATATGGCTACAGCAAATTTTGAATAATACAACTTCCACGACACAGAATGAGCGA